CAAGTAGTTCCCCACTTATCTGAAGCACTACCATATTGTATTTTATTTCTATCTGGGTCGCTTCCCCAATAATCCAAGTTCCTATAATTATTTCCTGTTGTTACACCTGCTTTTAATAAAGTCGCACTTAAATCTATAATAGTATCTCTATCCAATGTTTCCAAACGAAATAAATCAACCTGTATTCCATTTATTGTTGCATCTGTTGGAATTGCAAAATCAAAATCTGTTGCTTCTAAAACATAACTCTTTTGGTCTGGAACAAGATTATTAGTAGCCCAATTAGTATCATCTGCCTTTATGTAATCTGGATTAAGCCACTCAGTATCCCCCCCTTCATCTTCCCATTGAGAAACTACTGTTGGGTATTTAGTAACTGATGTCATGCTATCTTGTACTCTATATGTACATGCATTTCTTTAATCGCCGAATTTGGCTGTGAATCAAAGGATAAATAAAGAACTTTCTCTTTAGCTATCTGTTCAGAATACCAAGTTCCAATACCCCCAGCACCAGATTCATAGAATCCAGAAGTAGTATCAAAAGCCTTTATTAAAGTTGCATTAGAAAGAGTTAAGAAATCATCTGCCCATTTCAAATCACCAGCTACCTGATTTGTAGTTGCATCTAGTTCTACCCTAATTCGTGTTATAACGATAGGAAACTGCGTTCTAGCGAGAAATACCAAAGGATTAATGGTATAACACCCATTTGGGTTAAGTATTGTTAAATCCCATGTAGTTGCTTTAAAATTGATTCTAGTCCCATCAGCGTCTGTTATGTATAATTCTTGTGTTTCTGTTACTTTTCTTGTTGAAAAGTCATCTAGAATACCAGCTGAACGCTGTGGCATCTCACTAAAAGTTGTTTTATTAGAAACTGAGAAAGGATTTCTCATGGTTAGGTCCCAGATGGCGAACTATATTCCCAGTCTGTCTTTCCATCACCCATAGCAAATTTATAAATAACACAAGATGAAGCTGAAAAAGTTATAAAACCAATTGGCTGATATTTTGTCTGTTCGCCATCTACATTAATAATAGTACTATTAACTGATGAAAGTAACCAACTCCAATAAGGAAATACTATTTGTTTTGCATGAACTTCCATGCCAGTCATATCAACATTTGTCATTTTTAAACTGGTCCTGCATTTTTACTTTTTATTCTAATCCATGAACTTGTTGCTGCTTCTTCTGCTATTTTTATACAAACTTTATTTACAGTTGTATTAAGATACATCATACCTATTCCACCAACCATAGCTTCTAATTCTGCCTGTGTAGCACTAGGTATAACAATATTCTGTGCTTCTATTGTATCGTAATGTTGTCCCATTTTATGTCATAGCTACTGTAACTAGTTCGCCCCAAAAATAATTATTGTATGGACTTCTACCTGTGCAATAATATAATTTATTATCAGTTGTATTTAATATTAAACCCGGCGCTGACCAATTTGCTGCTTCTGCTACTGCAACCATTGCTGCATATTCATCAGCAGTCATAGTAGGTAAAGTAAAGCTACTAGGAAAAATTGAATCACCTAGATAGCCCATTTTAAGATGCTGCCCTTACATATTTTAATACTGCAAATTGTGCAACATCTGCACCACCACCCGACATAATATATAAATCGTGATGGTCAGTAACTGCTGCATCATTTCCTGCGTCCATAGCTGCTACTGCTAGAACTAAAGTTGCATAAGTTCCAACAATTGTTACTGTTAAATCACCTGTTGCCATCTTTATTCACCCCAAATTAACCAATACTGCTATTGTTTCTGTTGTTGAAGATGTTTCTAAAGCTCTACCAACTACTGCACCAGTCACCATATCAGCTTCTGCTGCTGCACTTATTAGATTAGCACCACCAATGCTGACTATTCCACCTGCTGTTATAGCTGCATTTGTGCATACTAAGTCAAATATTCCATGTGTATAACAAGCTATTCTTGTTTGTCCATCATTTGCTGTTTTAGCACTTGCTGCTATTCCACAGAAAGGGTCATTATCTGCTGATGTTGCTATTGCTAATCTTGCATCTGTTAATTTCATTAATGTTCCTTTTACTATTGCTGTATTATCTGCTACTGTAAAAGAAACTGGGTCACCACCATTGCCCAACAATTCAATTATTACCGCTTCACTTGTCATTTTTTATTCTCCTACGCCTGAGTATTTGTTATTGTGCATATTGCATTAGGAGTTGTTGCTTGACATACTCCCATTTCATAAGCTCTAATAGTATATTTTATCCCTTTATCAACAATTGTATGCACTGTTAAACCACTTGCTGATTTCCATGTTCCACACTCTTTTGCTATTACAATTAAAGCTCTATCTACTGTTACTACATTAGAAACTATTATCTTTAATCCACATATTTGCCCTACGACTCCATTAGCAACAATATCTGCTGCTTTAAATGTAGGATTATTTATAACTTTTGAGTTTCCTAAAAGATTTGCATAATCTTTTGGTGATAAACAAATATATGATGTCCCTTTATCTGGGTCAAAGTTATCAATGTATAATTCTTTTTTTCCATTAAGAATATTTTGAACTGGGTCACGATTAGCTATTGTTGCTGAATCCCATTCATAACCTGCTGCGCATGCAACTGTATTTCCAGCTGCTCCATTTAATACTGTATAAATCTGTAAATCAACTGCATAAGCAACTGCTCTTGAGATTCTTAAAAGAGTTCTGGCAACAACATCTATATTGTCCATCATAGCATCTTCCCATGATACGACACCCTCCATACCATACTTTTCAATCATAGCTTGAACTTTAGTCCATACTACTTCACCATAAGGAAATGCTGCTAATCTTGGAACTTGTTTTACACCACTACCAAGTCCCCCTGTTAGTTCAGTTGCTGTTTCTCTATAATATGATTCAGTCCATGAATTAGAACTAGAAATCATTACTAATTGTTTCATCTTAAATTCTTGCAAAGCAAAGCCTTTAACCATAGCTTCAAAATTCTCTGCTCTTAAATCCATATCACCTGTAACGCTCATTTTGTTTGCCTCTTATATTTTAATCGTTATATCTTCATGCCTGTAGTTTCTAACATTTTATTAATTCTATCTCTTTTTGCTTGTTCTTCATCTACTGGTTGTTGCATGATTCCTGCTTCTGATTTGCCACCAAGTATTTGTTCTGCTTTAGCTTTATCTATATCATTTTTAATTATAACTAATTCTTCTTTTAACTTTAATAATTCATCTCTAACTGCTTTAGCTTCATCAACTAAAGTTATTGGTTTTATTTCTTCCATTTTTATTTTCCTAAATGTAGATATACTATGTAGAATATAAATGTTCCTAAAATAGACATGATTCCATACTGAACTTTGATATGAACATTTTGTCTAGCTGCTAATCTTTCAATAGATTCTAACTTCTCATAAATATCACTATTAGTTATCTCTTTAAATATCTTCATACCATTTTCCATCTGTATCACTACCATATTATCCACCCAATATTCCAAAACCTAATTTACCACGAGTAGATTTTGCTTTCTGTTTATTAATTTTAGCCCAATATGCTTCATTAGCTATTCTTTCATTTTCAGAATCTTGAATCTTTTGTTGTCTAACACCCTCATAATATTTAGCTTCTTCTAGTCTATTATCTTCTTGAGCTTTTTTGTATTTCTTATCTGCTTCTTCTTGGTCTTTCTTATTTTGTTCTCTACGATTTTCATATTGGAATTCAAAATAATCTCTTTCTTCTTGTTTATCTTTTTCTTTTTTAGCTTCTATAGCTGCATAATCTGGATTTCCTTTATAGTCCTTAAGTGGGTCATGTGGAGTTAATTCATAATCTGCTTTTGCTTTAGCATCTGCATCTGATTCATCTTTAATAAGCTGTGATGCTTCCATGCCTTTCTTTGCTTTATTAAATTCGTTAGACTGCCATTTAAAAGGAGCAAAGTTTTTAACTCCATCAATATCTTTATAAGATTCGTTCATCATTTCAAATATAGCATCTCCAGTAGTTTTATCACCCTTACTATAAGCAGAATTCATTTGAATAGTTAAACCCTGTATCATATCAGACCCAGAATTCTGAGCCATATTAACACCCATAGTATATTGATTATAAGCCTGTAATAATAATCCACCTAAAATAGAAACACCTATTAAAGGATATTTATAAGTGGAAACAGCTTTCTGCAACCATGTTTGACCATAATCATATCTTAATGAATTAGGAGCTACTTTCATAGCATTAGTAGCTGACCAGTCGTCAGCCCAACCATTAGAAACTTTATTTGTTATTTCTGATAAACTTTTTGATACTGCTGTTGCACCTTTCTCAGCATCTCTTTGAACTGTTAATATTAAATCATTTGCACCAGTCTTTGCTGCTTGAAATGATGCTGCCATATCATTATTAGCCATAATATCTGGAGCGTTCTTTTGTAAAAGATTATATGCTGCTTGACCCTCTTTTGATGCAAAATTCTTAGCTACATTTCCTGCTGCTTGTTCTACTACTTTTCCTATACCACCACTTAAAGCACCTGCTGCACTACCAAAATATGTTTCATTAGGATTAACTAATCCTGTCTGTGGATTTGTATGACTTAAATCTTCACCATATTTTAAATAAGCTTGAGCTCCTGCTTTAGCTACATCTAGAACTGGATTAACATTGTGCATTGGATAAGTAGTAGGAGCTGATGAAGTAGGAGCTACTGGATTTGATTTTGTATAATTTTGATAACCTGATGCACTTGGTGAGCCACTTCCACTATAACCTGTAGAAGTTTTATAAGGATTTGCCTTTGCCATTATTTCAGAATATGTGGGAGTTCTTTTAAGAATAGTATTAACCATTTAAACCAACTCCCTTAACAGAAGTATCTTCTGGTGTTGATGCTTGAGTTGTTTCTGCTTTTCTATTATCAGATAACATTTCATTTTGTAATGTAGCTGGGAACTCTAATTCAATTTGCAAATCTAATTGCAATAAAATTTGTTCTTCTATGTATAACTGTTCTTCTTCAATAGTCTGCTCAAAAGCTAAATATGCTATCTTTGCTGTTGCTTCAGTCATCTCTTGAGAGCCACCAACTATTATCTGTGGAACTCCAACTGCTTGAAAGAAGTATTGATTTAATTGTTGAATCCATGGTAAAGGATTCAATGTTGAATTAGTGGGAACTGATAAAATATCTGCTTCTACTGCACCCTTAGGTATAAATAGATTCTCACCTTTATCAGATGCTAAATCTGCTTTAGCTTTAAATTCTGCTATCTTTGTAGCATCATCAGTATCTAATTGAAATTTAATAATTGGTTTTACATGTCTGTGCATAAGCTGTTTCATATCAGCCATAGCTTCATTTCTAGAAAGAATAATATTCTCAACTGCTTCAACTATAGAAATTCCATGCACTTCATCAGCTATTCTTTTATTGGATAAATGTAGAATTTGATTAGGTTTAAATTTCTTTGTTTTACCCATGATTTTAGAAACTTGTTCATATCTTTTTATTCTACCTTTATCATCAACTATTATACAAATTGTGCTTGGGTCTAAAGGTTTTATATTGACTAAATAATTATCTTCTCTAATTATCTCAGCAAAACTATCACCTGCTATTTTGCTAGTTCTAATCTGATTCTCTAGAATAGAATTAAAAGTATCTTTGCCATGTCCTTTAATAGACATTAAAAGCAACTCAGTAATAGGATTACTTTTAAATCCTTTTCCAATAGTCCATTTAGAAATAGCATCTATAGAAATTTTTAATTCTGGAATTGTTTTATAATATCCAAGCCATTGATTAAACTTTATTAATTGATAAGAATATTCTTTCTGGTCGCCACCAGCGTCAGTAGAAATAGCTGTAACACTATAAGAATTTCCTGTAGTGGTTAATCCACCATAAGTTGCACTTGATATATTTGTTTCGCTCATGTGTAAATCCTCATTGGTATTGGTATTGTTAAAATGCTAGGACATATTCCGCTTGCGTCCCAACCTGTTGTTCTATTCATAGGGTCATAAGCTAAGCCTACTCTTTGGGAACCATCTCCAAGAGAAGA